ATGAAGATTTTGCGCGCAAGTACACGCGCGCTCGTGAAATGCAGGCCGAAATATTGGCCGATGAGATGCTCGATATCGCTGACAACGACAAGTCTGACCGCATCGACATCAAGGACAAAGACGGCAACATCATCAGGACCGAGCAAAACAACGTCGCCGTGGCGCGGTCTAAGCTGAAGCTGGAACAGCGCCGCTGGTGGGCTGAGAAGCTGCGTCCGAAGGTCTATGGCAACAAGGTCGCCGTTGGTGGTGCTGACGACATGCCTGCCATTAAGACGTCTCAGCAACTGGATGTGTCGAACCTCTCGCTTGATGAGCTGGAGGTTCTGGGAGCTGCGTTGCAGAAGTCGCTTGGGAAAGATTGATCTCCCCTTTGCGGTCGACCCAGAGGCCCTAATGAAGGTCATCGAGAAGCGGAAGTGTGAGCTTTCGCTTGCCGAGTTTGTGAAGGCCGCGTGGCATGTGATCGAACCGGGCCAGCCGTACACCCACGGCTGGCACATCGACTTCATCTGCGCGCACCTCGAGGCCATCACCGACGGCCACCAGTTCGATGACGGCGGGTTCTACAACCGCCTGTTGGTGAACGTGCCGCCCGGCACCATGAAGTCGCTGCTGATCGGCGTTTTCTGGCCCTCGTGGGAGTGGGGCCCGCGCAAGATGCCGTACATGCGGTACGTCTGCGCCAGCCACAGCCAAGAGCTTGCGCTGCGCGACAGCGTCAAGATGCGCCGCCTCATCAAGTCCGAGTGGTATCAGGGGCACTGGGGCGACACCGTCCAGCTGACGCCGGATCAGGACGCCAAGGGCAAGTTCGAAACCACCGCGACTGGCTCGAGACAGGCCTGCGCGTTTGAAGGCATCACCGGCTATCGCGGCGACCGCGTCATCATCGACGACCCGCACAGCGTCAGCGGCGCGAACAGCGATGCGCAGCGCAACACGGTGACCCAGCTGTTTAAGGAGGCCGTCACAAGCCGCCTGAACAACCCCGACAGATCGGCCATCGTCGTGGTGATGCAGCGCCTGCACGAGGAAGACGTCTCGGGCGTGATCCTGTCGAACGCCATGGGCTATGACCACATCATGCTGCCCATGCGCTATGACCCGACCCGGGCCAGCGCCACCATGCTTGGTTATGCCGATCCGCGCGAAGAAGAGGGTGAGCTGCTATTCCCTGACCGCTTCCCTGAGGACGTGGTCGACCGGGATGAAGCGGCGATGGGTCCGTACGCTACAGCGGGCCAGTTCCAGCAGCAGCCTGAGCCTCGCGGCGGAGGTATCATCAAAGACCACTGGTGGCAGCTGTGGGATCGCAAGGAATACCCGGGCATCGAGTACGTCATCGCCAGCCTCGACACCGCGTACACCACTAAGGCCGAGAACGACTTCAGCGCCCTGACCGTCTGGGGCGTGTTCTCCGGGTCTGATGAGGTGCAGGCCACACGTTCGGTCGACCGGTACGGCCGGACCATTGAACTGCGCACCAGCTACCAGTCCGAGAGCCTCGGGCCGGTGCCGAAGCTTATGCTGATGTACGCATGGCAGGCCAAGCTGGAGCTGCACGAGCTGGCCGAGAAGGTCATGTCGACCTGCAGCCGCATGAAGGTCGACAAGCTCCTGATCGAGAACAAGGCCGCCGGTCACAGCGTGGCGCAGGAAGTGCGCCGCCTGATGGCCAGCGAGGACTTCGGGGTGCAGATGTACGACCCCAAGACCCTCGACAAGATGGCCCGCCTGTATGCCGTCCAGCACATCTTCGCCGAGGGCATGGTCTATGCCCCGGACAAGGACTGGGCCGAGCTGGTGATCCGGCAGTGCTCGGTCTTCCCCAAGGGCAAGAACGATGACCTTGTCGACACCGTCTCGATGAGCGTGGGCCACCTACGCCAGATCGGCCTCTTGACCCGCGCACCCGAGCGCATGGCCGAGCTTGAAGACGTCCAGAAGTTTACCGGCAACACCGACACCTCGCTCTATGGCATTTGACATCACAGCGGGAATGTGAATTTATCGCCCCTGAAGATGTAGGAGGCCACATCCCATGAAGCGCGTACTATGCGATGCCACCATCGACCGGTGCGAGACCGGTTTGCTTGTTGTCACTGTTACCGTCACCGGCAGGGGCGAGCACGAGGGCATCGTCCGCGTGTACGATGCGTGGAACCCCAATGACGACGACGCAGCTCGCGAGGGTATCCAGAGATTTGTCAAAGAGCTGGGAGGCGACCTTTGAGTATCATTCTGCTGGGTGGCAAGACCGCCGCCTTCACCGCCGGTATCACTGAGTTCACGCCGACCGGTGAGATTTTGCCGTTCTTCGCCTTTGGGCCGACAGGCCCTATCGAGGCGGAGTTGGCTGGCAAGCTGCCGCAGGGCGAGGTGATCGACGACCTCGACAGTGTGAGAGAGACAATTCGTATCTTCAACGAGCACGGCACGGTTGTCTTCTTGGACAATCTCGAGGCCTCGTCCAGCATGCTGAACACCATCGTGCGGGTCATCCGGATCGCCACTGAGAGCGACTGGGTGTTGCGCGAACAAGAAACCATGACCGTGAACTGAGAGGTAAAAATGAGCAGCGACATTCCATGGGCGCGGGCCGTACTGCGCGACACCATCAAGTCTTTGCGCGCCCACCAAGGGGCGGGTGTGACCGAGAAACAAATGGCAAAGGCCATTGAGAACGCGATCCTTACGATAGAGGTGGCGCTGTCAAACATGACCCGCGAGACCGTCAAGCCGCGCCGGGCCAAGGTCGAAAGCGATGTGCTGACACCCGAACTGGCAGTCGACATCCGGCGTCACCTCAAAGAAAACCCGGGGGCGTCCGTCAAACAAGTCGCCGCCCTGTTCCATGTCAATCAGGGGCGCGTCACCGAAGCTCTGCAGGGCAAGGTGTAACCATGATCCTCAACGGCAAATCCCTCCTTGAGGCTGCGCCTATCAAGAACATGCTGCCCACCAAGGAGAGGATGTTCGGCGTGTCGCACGGCCTCGGCGAGGCGGGCTATGACATCCGCCTCAAGCAGACAATCGAGTTTCGGCAGGGCCACACCGGCCCGCATGTGTACGTCGATGACGTGTCTCGGGCTGGGCGGTTCTGCATTGCCTCGGCCATCGAAGAGTTCGACATGCCGACCCACCTTGTTGGCATCGTGCACGACAAGAGCACATGGGCCCGGCGGGGTCTGTCCGTCTTCAACACTGTGATCGAGCCCGGCTGGAAGGGCTTTCTGACCCTCGAGCTGGTCTATCACGGGTCGGACTTCCTGCTGATCCCGGCAGGCGCTGGCATCGCGCAGGTGATTTTCCACCACACCGTGCACAATGCATCGTACGATGGAAAGTATCAAAACCAAGAAGACAACCCCGTGGAGGCGATCAATGGCTAAGTGGGAAGACATGCCCGACGACGGTTACCAGCCCCTGCGCCGCGTCCTCGATCTGGCCTTGGATCAGTCCGCGAACGGCAAGGGCAAAGAGCGCCACGCGAACGATAAACCCTTCGACCGGCAGCCTATGTTGGAGATCGGCCGCATGGTCGGTCACGGCTTTTGCCTCGGTCAGGCCATCAAGAAGGCGCAGGAGGCCAGCCGCATGGAGCCAGACGCCGCACAGCGCGAATTGCTGGGTGCGATCAACTACCTTGCCGGTGCGTACCTTCTACTGGAAGAAATGAAGGCGACCTGATAAGATCGCCCCAAACCATACCCCTGAAGGGACCATGATATGTCGCTCGTTCCCGGCTTGAGCCCTGCCGTTCGGCTCCAAGATGACACTGAAGACGCAGCAATCGGCCCGATGGATGTGACCGTCGCTGACGCTGACGAGGAGGCGGATGTCCCTGAGTTCGATCAGGACGGCGCGCTTCTTCGCATCGACCACGGCGACGGATCGATCACCGTCTCGCTTGACGGCAAGCCCATCGAGGACAGCGAAGAGAAGGGTCCGTCGGGCTGGTTTGACAACCTCGTTGATGACATCTCCGACATGGAGCTAGGCTCCATCGCCGAAGACCTCCTGCGCGGGATCGATGACGACCTGATGAGCCGCAAGGAGTGGGTCGAGGATCGGGCGCAGGGCATGAAGCTTCTGGGCCTCAAGATCGAGCTACCCGGTATCCAAGGAAGCAACGACGGTGCGCCGGTCGAAGGCATGTCCAAGGTCCGGCACCCGCTCTTGCAGGAAGCCGTGTTGCGCTTCCAAGCCAACGCTCGCTCTGAGATGCTGCCGACTGACGGCCCGGTGAAGATCAGAGACGACGGCAACACCAGCTCGGCCGAGCGTGACCGGATGGCTGACGCCTTCGAGAAGGACTTCAACCATTACCTGACCTCGACCGCGACCGAATACTACCCGGACACAGACCGCATGTTCCTCTTGCTGGGGTTCGGCGGCACGTCCTTCAAAAAGGTCTACTACTGCCCCCTGCGCAACCGCCCGGTCTCTGAGAGCGTCGACGCTGACGACCTGATCGTCAACAACGCCGCCACCGACCTGTCGAACGCCCGGCGGGTCACGCACCGCGTGTACCTCAAGCCGTCGACCGTGAAGCGCCTGCAAATCCTTGGCGTGTACCGTGACGTCGAACTGGCAACGCCGCTCCTGTCCAGCCCGGACAGCGTCCAAGAGGCCAAGGCCGCCCAGCAGGGTATCAGCACCGACACGCTGAACCCCGATGACCGCGACCGCGAGATTTACGAGGTCTACTGCGAACTCGACATCCCGGGCTTTGAGCACAAGTACAAGGGCAAGCCGTCCGGCTTGGAAATCCCGTATCGCGTGACCATCGACGTGTCGTCGCGTCAAATTCTGTCCATCGTACGAAACTACGACGAAGACACGTCCGAGATGCCTGAGACGCGCAAGACCTTCGTGAAGTACACCTTCGTGCCGGGCTTTGGCT